AGAGCAGTTTCAGATTGAGGTTCTAAATTTTCTACCATTTCTAACATCTGAACATCTAAGTTTAACTTCACCTCATCACTTAATAATACTCCTCCTGTGTCAAGAGTCGCGTTCCAAGTAAGATCATAATCTGAACGATTAATTACTCCGCTAATTTCAAATCCGTGTTTTGTGTTACCCCAAGGATCCGTATTTTTACCATTGTATTCGATGTCCAACTCAATTTCTTTTGTTGTATCTTTGATTGTCATTTCACCTTTCATCTTTCCATTGTCAAGATTAACGTAAGTTGATTCAAAATACATTTTAGGGAACCTCTCCGTGTTGAAGAAATCTTCATTGTTAAGGTGTTTATCTCTATCTGTGTTACCAGTAGAAATTGATTTAACTTCAGCCTCAAATCTAACCTCAGCATCTGACATATCATCCATAGTGTATTTCATTCCACCTGAATAATCAGTTAATGTTCCTTTAACATTTGATACCATCAAGTGTTTAATTTTAAATCCCAAGTCAGAGTGAGATGGGTCAATTACTAATTGTTTCATTTTTATATTTATTTTGGTTTATTTTCTTACCAAAACATAATCCTTTTATCGGGACTTGTAAATTAAAAATGTCTTGATTTATGTTAAGATTTTAAGTTAAACCTAGTTGCGTAATATGTAGCGGTATCACTATAGTAGTCCTGTAAAAGTGGATATTCATTAATCACATCGTCTATGTTAGAGTACAAACGCTCTGACTCCCAATACGTTTCTTTCTCTTCTAAAAAATCGTAATATTTTTCCACAGCTTCACCAACATTTTCCTCTTTACCGTTAACGGATGCTCTTAATGGTTTAAATATATTTTTTATTGAGTAATTATCAAATTCCCAATCAGTGTTAAATCCTTCAGAAACCCCATAAATCTTAACCTCACTATATTTGTCGGGATAATGAAAAGTTATAACGGAAATATTATTTAATACATTTTGTATTTTTTCGGTTACCTCTTCACTCAAATATAACCCATTATCAATGTCTTCGTTATGAATCATAGGTTTTAATTTTTGATTTATATAATCCCCAAATTCATCCAACACACCTTCAAGTTTATAAAATAATATTGGTCTAAAATATGGCACATCGTTTGGATTTTGAGCCCTAAAATAAACATATTCATTTTTTTCGGACACTTTTACTGGTGTGAGTATCATCCCATCAACATCAATGGTGCCACCTTCAAACTTTTTTAATAAACTTAATATTTTTTTATCGTTCATCATACAAACATATTATATTCATTATTCCTTCTCACCTCAAGGCCAGGGAATTTATCAAACATATGTGAACTTGTCTGAAGGATCAATTCTTTGGCTCCTTCTAAATCACCTCTTTTAACCGCTTGTATGAAATCACTTTTCCTAATTCCACTACCCATATTGTATGCCATTGACACCATCGCATCATACATACCTTGCGTTATTTTTGTTTTAATACCTTTTTTCTCCCAATCATCTAAAATTTTATTTATGATACCTTCAGCTTCAATGATATCATTTTTAAGTAATGTTTCAGCATTTTTTTTGGTTATTGCAGTTTGACCTGGTACGATATCATTGTAGTTAGGTAAGAATTCATAACCCTCATCTTCACCTGGAAATATTGCGTGACCATATCCTATTGTATATGCTCCGTCACCAATGTCGTATGCTGTTAAAATCGGTTCGCCTTTATGTCTAACAGACCCTTCCTCTCTTTTTAAATGGTTAAAGATCCCTTCAGAAGATTTTCGAATCCTTGGGATCTCCATAGATTTAAAAATCTTCTTCTCTGTTTTAACAACATTCTGTAATGGTGTTTCTAAGTAATTGTTGATTTGGTTTAACGATAATAACCCTAAGAAAGAATATAGAACATATTTTAATATTCTTTTTTTTAAATCACTTGGTAGGTTTTTAATCTTTTCTTTTAAGTTGGATAGATATTCTTTTGCGTCTTCTTTGGTCTTAACCCATAGTTTTGAAAGGTCTAACTCATTTTTAACTTCAGTGAAATCCCACTCCATATCGGGTTGTCTTTCTTCATCTTCAGTAAGGATGGAAAGTTTAAATACCATCTCCTCAAGTACTTGATTATAATTTAATCGAGATTGTATGATCTTATATTGTTGCTCAGTTATTGATAATTTCATATTAATAAATATAATCAATTACTGTTCAAAAGTAATTTTTGAAATTTGTATATCCTTAATGTTAAAATAAACTAGTTCATTTAAAAGATCCGTTATATTTTGGTAGTTTCTAATTCGTTTATTTGCGTGGATGTTATTTCTTCTATTAAAGTAAGTGTAGTAGTATTCATTAAGTTTAACAGTAACGTCCACCTCGTAAACACATTTATCAGAGTAATATAAGTTTTGATATTTTCGAATATTAACTACCTTGATGGTACAATCATTAGGTCTTTGGAATCTTCCTTGGAATTCAATTCCTTTTTTCTTAATTAATTTTTTAACAAACTTAATATCCGTACATTTAATTGCTCTCCCTATTTTTAAGCTGTGTTCCATAGAACAAATATAGTTAATTTTTTAAAATCAACTATCTTCTTCCATAATTTTTTTTGAGGTTTTCTAATTTGGCCTTTTTCAGGGCATTATTTAAAGTATTCGTTGTTTGGGTATTACTATTCTGATTCACCCTATTATAATCAATCACCTTAACTTCTTTTGGTTTAACTTCTTTTGGTAGGTTTTGGAAGATTGTTTCTAATAATCGGTGCTTCTTATCTTTTAGATCTTTTATCAGATCAACTTCATTTTGTTCTATCACAGAAATTGATTCTGACCACTCAATCGTAGTATTATCCAACATTTGGTAGTCAGCCTTCTCTAATATCGTCAATGGACCGAAATTAGTTTTATTTTTTGACATTCTAAAATATTTACCTCGTATTTGGGAGGCATACCCCGTTTCATTACTTAATGTTAAACTTTTTGGGTGTAGTCGTCTATGAAATAATATATTACTTGTTAAATTAATTTTTCTTTTCATCCTATATAATCTACCCATAAAATCCGAATCAGCAGCACATCTCCAACCCTCAAATCCATTCATTGCAAGAAATAAGTTCTTTCTTATTGCGAATACTCCTTCCCCGTAAAGCCCCTTTTCGTCTTTATAATCCCTACCAAAATTATTATCTCTAAAGTTTATAAATTTGGGTTTGACACATTCATATTTTAAGGTCAAACTATTTAATTCAGATAAACAACTTTCCGTCATAACATCATCGGAATCAAAGAAAAATAAATTATCATATTTTGATATTTCAGACAAAGTATTTTTTATCTTATATGGTCCAACATTTTCCAAAAAGAAAAAAAAGAAGAAATTAGGTGGGAAGGTTTTATCTTTAATATATTCTTTTGTTTTTTCGCAATTATCAATACCTACTAAAACCTCAAAGGGGAAGTTAGCTTGATTTTTTTTAATTGAGTCGAATAGTTCATCCAAAAAATCCACATTATCATATGTAGGTATAATTACACTTAAACTCATCTACCTCTTTTTTTACCCATTATTTTACTTAACATATGGACATTACCTGAAGGTCTTGTTTGTTGGGTTTGGACGGGTTTAATCGATTTGGGCGTGGAGTGGTGTTGGTTCCCAAATATTTTGTTTACCATTTCATAATTTAAAGTTTTTTGGCTCTTTTCTATAGTTTTTTCTATTTTAGTATGAATAGGTGGTGTTTCTATTACCACGTTTACCTCCTTACTTGGGTTAAACAAATCATTTACTATTTTTGTTTGTATTGTATCTGAGTTAGAATGAGTATCAAATATCGTTGTTGTTTGTGGTTGGTATGTCAAGAAATCTTTCTCGTGAGCAATTGATAATACTTCAATATTATTTTCAATACAATACTTACCAACCCATACGTCTGCCATATTTGGATGTTCAAAATATGTGATTGGTATTTTCATTAAACTTGTATGAAAACACATAACACCAGTGCCTCCAAAATGTATAAACGCGTCTCTTTTTTGATGTCTAAGACAATGATAAAATTCAATGTAAGAACTATAAAATGATTTTATTGGTTCTTTAGAAAACTTTCTTCCGTGTAGGGTTATAACCCTCTTATTTGAAAACTCTTTACACCTTGTGATCATATGGTCAACGTAGTTTGGTGGGTAAATTAAGTCGTCATCTATTGTAAGGTAATAACCGTCCGAATCAATTAATTTTGCAAACTTTAGTGCGTCCCCATACCTATTATCGGAAAAATATAAGTTTATTTTTTCATCTAAAAATTGAGGGGGAATTTCCCCTTCGTGATCATTTAAAAATATATTAATCTCATCACACTGATCATAAATTGAATCGATTGTTTTAACCAAACTATCTATTCTTTTGTAAGACGCAACACTAACTATTCTTTTTTCACTCATATTGTGATTAAATTATTCTTTTTTCTTTCGTTTTTATTCATTTTGGATTCGTGAACTCCGTGATACACTAATGATTTTTTTACGTGATACAAAAATTTACCACTACTATTAAGTCTTTGGGTGATTTGATGACCAACACCAGAACTTATTAGCGGATCATTAATCCATCTTTTTTCGCTAATCGCATTAACCCTATAATCAAGTAATTCAAAGAAATTCTTCTCACATATGAAACATAGGTCATTCCATTGTGTCCGCAAAACCTCACCTAAATCTTTTGGGTTTTTATAACCCCAATGTGATTTATTAACCCTATCGTCAGTTAATATACTTAAACATATTTTTTTAGTCGAGTCTATCGATTCGTATAATCTTTTGGTTTCATCAAAAAAGTTATCTACTAAAGAAATATCGTCAGGTAAATAAATAAAATACTTTGAATTTACGTTTTTAACAAAACTAAAGGTTGCGTTGTATGTAACGTAATATTTCTTCTTACCCATATTTGGAAACATACCTATTTTAATAACATCTCTTCCTGACAAATCTATTTTTTCAGTCGACCCATCATCAAAGACCGCAACTAATATTTTATAATCTTTTTTATTACGATCAATATCGTCCAATAACTTATAAAGCATCTCCGATCTATTGTAGGTTGTAATTAAAACACAAAAATCATATTCCATAATCATACCCCTAATATTGAATTACATTTATTAATAAAGAATACATCTTTTTTACCGAACCTAGATTCAAATGCGTGGTACGTATTGTTACCATATGTTGTTCCATACCCAAAACTATGATTCTCATCAAGTTTAACATTTGGTATTTCAGCGTGATTAGGAAATAATAAATTAATTGACATCTCATTTTCCGTCGCAATGTGAGAAAGTTCTCCAGCACAATCCGATCTGTTAGTCGTATTGAAGGATGGTCTCCCTAACTCATTATATGTTCTTATACTAAAAACTAAGAATGATGGTGCCGCAAAAATAAATTTGTTATGTGGTGGTTTTAATTTAGAAGCCACTTGAGCATTACCAAATAATCCAACGTTATTTTTAGCCCATTCAACTGCAAGTGGTATTATTTTTTTATTTAATGGTATTGCATCAATGTCAAATAAAACAATTATCTCTTCAGGGTCATATATGTCTTTCAAATAATTGTCAACCGCATCTCCGTGTGTTGTCCAATTCTCAACCATAATTTGGTTAATTGTGAAACCATATTTATTAAAAACTTTTTGTTGTAAATCAACAACTAATGGTTTTATCTTTTTATCGTAAAATGTTATAATGTGCATTAACTTAAGTATTCATTAATATCTTTTATCCAACTTTCTTTTTGGGAGTATCTTGTATTTTTACCGGGGTTTTGATTTTTTATAAATGGAGTATCTTTCCAAAGTATTAAGAGATCTTTATTCATTGCACCAGCACAATGTGCTAATCCAGTATCGTTAGAAATAATCTTTTTAGCATCTCTCACTAATGATAATGATTTTCGGATATCACCAATTTCAATTCTATCACATATCTTTTCCATCCAAGGATTTTGTTTCATATCTGATTCCGATCCCGTGAAATAAATTGGTAAGTTACTATTTTCTTTTATTAGGTCGTATATCTCTTCAGGTACTTCCTTCTTTCCGTACCATTTTGGTTTCGGATCATTATCGTTAAGTGATAACCCACCCAAACCATTTAATAACAATAAATAATCTCCGTTATTCTTTGGTATTTCAATTGCGGGATCAACATATGTGTGGTATTTGTCAGTCCATTTTTCACCAACCATTAATTCAAATGTGTATTCGTAATCTGGAACATTTAGATTAATCATTTTTGAGGAGAACGTTGGTTCTCTTCGTAATTTACCTACGTGATTCATAAAATCACAATCAATAAAACAATCTTTAACGTAAGGTATTGTGAAAAAAACATCTATTTTATGACCTACCTTTTCCGATAACCTTTTTATCCCTGGTGTTAACATTATAAAATTACCTAAAGCATAACCAGCGTTTTGTTCAATTAAAGGCATTCCCATATCTTTTTTTATTATAACTATAGGAAAAAATTAATTTTAATAAATTGTTTTTAGTGTCTAATGTTATAATAGATCTCAGGTGCAATTATAAAATTGTTCGTGGTATTTTGTAATTTATCGACAAACTCAAAATCTTCACCATCGTCATTAGTGTCGAATAACATATTAGGTATTGTAGTCTTAAACGATATTGATATACCAACTCGGTTTCTAATAAGATTGTTTCTTGAAAGTTCGGGAAATATCTTACCGTCGGTTGTTTTCATTCTCCAAACAACAAAATCATATTGTAAGTATTTTTCTACAAGTGTTTTAACATAATCTTCGTGTATTGTATCATCATCATCTAAGAATCCAATCCATTCTGTTTCACACATTTTAATCCCTTCATTTCTAACTAACCCAGCATTTCCGTGTCTTTCCCCCTTTACTCCTAACTTTTCTATGTTGAATGTTCGTATTCTTGGGTCATTAAATTCTTTCCCGACAACTCCGTCGTAAAGAACAAAACAACTCCAATTTGGGTTAGTTTGATTAAGTAAGGATTGGATTGTATTGTCTATTGTGGGTCTATTAATCGATGGTATTATAAATGTAATTAAATTCATAAATGACTTATTTTTTTCTCCCTTGACAATGAGCCTTCTGACTAAAACCTTTTGGGTTTTTACAATTTATTGATTTTTTATATTTTTCAGACCATTTTTCCTCAATAGGATCTTTAGATAATTTCTTCTTCCAAAACTTATAAAGATTTTCTTTGTCATATTTTTGTTCCTTCAGGTCCCAACCACAATCGTGGCAAAGGTATGGATGTCTATCACCCTCCTCTTTATTCCAAGAGTGTTCACATTTCTCACAAACAATCTCGTCTTTGAATATTCTATCCGCCTGCTTTTCTGTTAGTATTATTTTCATATTAATCACAATTTCCATCTTCTTCCCATAAATTAACTAAATAATTATAGTACTTATTATTTAGGTATGTTTCAACTTCTTCTCTAACCTCAATCATTTCATCAGAAGGTTCTCTGTAATCCTCATCATCTTCATCACAATAATTTTCATCACAATAATAAAAACTAATTCCTTGGTTTATACAAAAATCCGCATATTCTTCACCATCATCAAAATTACAAGGATCTTGTATTTCAGTTTGATACTCAATTATATCACTTATTTTATCAAGTTCCACACCTCTTCGTCTGAACCTTAAACTCATCATTTGATTTTCACTTATTATTATTTTCATCACCAGTTAAAGTCCTCTCTTGTATTTATTGAATTAAGTAGTTTTAACTTAAAGTTCCCTTTCCCTAAATATTCTCTCAAATGATATTCTAACTCATAGAGGAATCCACCAACATCTAACGATTGAAAAATAGTTTCGTAATAAACAATAATCGATATTTCAATCATATTGTTTGTTTTATACACATTTACAACTTCAACTTTTGAAATTGACTCTATTTGATCACAAACATCAAAACTAATAATCTCAGGGGCATCGGCGCCAAGTTCGTTCATCTTATTACATTTTTTTTTGATATCGTCAAATGACATATCAACCGTATTTTGAAATGTTATAGTTTTTAATTGTGATTCTGTAATTATTATTTTCATATCTCCACGTAATACACTAAAACCTTTATTCCCGTTCTCGGATATATTAATGAGTTTAAACAATCTTGTATAACTCCACTTACTTCACCCTGTATCTCAAATCCAACCTCATCATCATTCAAAGCATCTTCTAAAGATAAGTGTCTACCATCCATAGTGGTAACAGATCCCCCTTCTGATACTTGACACTCTATTTTATAAACATCATCTTTTACGTAAACATTAGTGATTCTCCAATCAAAGTCATACCCACCAACAAACATTTCAGGAAAATCTTTTGTTGAGAAGTTATTAATTGATAAGTTATCAATTATTTCCATAGTTTTTTCTTCTCCGCCAATGTAATCATTGAAGAACTCACCATAGTCCCTAATATCCGTCCATCTATCTATACCGAAATAACCTAAGATATCTTCATCAAAAGTCGGGTAACCTTTCTCTTTAGTTTGTTTATCCCACATTTTTTTAAGAATTTCGGATTTACGAGTGGGTTTGTTTGAACTCTCAATCACCATTCTCATTTGAGATTCCGTGATAACTATTTTCATTTTCTTAATGAATTGATTATCTCTTCTTGAAAGAAGTTGGTTATTTCAGGTTCGAGTCCATTTTCTTTTAAAATATCCTGTAATCTAACTTCTTCATCGAACACACTATAAAAGTCATAATCGGTTAGATAACCTCTTTTGTCTGTTGAGATAACCCCAAGGAATTCATCGCCCATATATTTTATCTCACCGAAGTAATTTATTTCCCCATCTGATTCATATTCTTCGGAAAACTCATAAGTTAAAGGAGTTCCGTGTCTTTCCCATCTAAATCTTTCACCCTCTCTTTCATCTGGCATCATCTCTTGATCAAGATCGTAAACAAACTCTTCTGCGTTACCACCTTTATCAACAAAATTTTTAAACGACCTCATCATAGATTGTTCGGATGGTTTTAACTTTTCGCCTTCCTTAACTTTTTTGTATAAATCAAGAATCTGATCAAAGTTTTCATTTAGGGTTTCTTCAGAATTACCGTAATAATCTTTCAACTGATCATTAAAAATATCTTCCATTGAATCCATTATACTACTATATATGTCCCAAAAATTATCTAACTCGTGGTCAGTATGTGACATATAGATATCTAAAGCCGAATCATATACTTCAGTAGCATAGTCTTTGAAGTCTTTATGATCCTCAACATTTATGAGAGATGTTGCCTCTTCAACATCACTTATAAGATCCTTATATCTTCTTTTAACCCACATTTGCCCTGGTGTCATCATATCTGAATAGGTTTTTTAGTTTTATTATCGTAGATAGTAAAAGGATTTGCAATAATAACCCAATCAACATAAGAGTAAGCATCTTTTCTATCCCAAGCTCTTTCTGAATTTTTAACCTGAATTGTTTTTGTTCCGTGAGTTGGGTGTGTCATTATTAGATCGGTACCAAAAGTCATATCAATTAGATCACCATTACCTCCACTATATTCGGATTCAAACCCCATATCCTCTAAGGTTTCTTTAATTCTATTCTCAGCACTCTCACCGATCGCACTTGCTCTTTGAATGTTTTTAGTATAATCCAATAGTACGTTAGGATCTTCAAAATACTTATCAACCAATCTTCCAATGTATGGTTTGATTTTTTTTAATCCTTCGGTTGGGTTATTAATGATAGATTGTATTGTGGGTTTAGCATTTTCACCACCTTTATAAATTAAATCCGTAATCAACTCAGAAAGATCCGAATAGTTGGTATTCAACTTATTAATTGGTTGCCATTCGCCATTTATGTAAACTAACTTACTTGAATTAACTTTGTTATTTATAAAGTATTCTTTTTGTTTCTCACTTATCTTACCTAATGATTGGAGTAGTTCCGCCCCCTTAATGAATTGTTGTTTCAAGGAATCAGGAACGTCTGTTTTAAGTTCTTCGGTTTTATTGTTAATAATCCTTTTAAGTCCAAGTCCATCGTCTTTATGTAACCAGCTTTTTAATGATGCGATTTTTTTGCAAAGCAACATTTTTTGTTTGTTGTCCGAAAATCTCCCACACTCCATATACTCTGATTCGTTTAGAGTTTGGATCCTCATCACTTCTGAGATTCTTAATATCTCTTCTTTTATTAACTTTTCCATTAATGATAAATATTCAGTTAGAAGTTTAATGTAAAATTATGTTTTAGGACTTCCTCAACATAATTGTTATTGTGTGTAATTGTAATATCTTCATCATCTAAATTAATTAGTATCGACCCATTAGACCCTTCATTATTTTCCCAACCACCGTGAAACAAATCAATGACGTTGTAAGATATATCTTCCAATAGTGAATCCATTCTAACTTCCCCTTTGTCAGTTTCCATAAAATCATTTATCCATCCTTCATCACCACTACCTTCATATGTTAACAAAATTTCATTACCATATTTAGTTTTTAATTCATTAATGAATTCCTTATCTAAAAACCTTTCACGTTTATTTGGGTTATTTTGACTATACCAAGGGTTAGGTATATTAGCTAAATCAACAAAAGTTTTGGTTACACTTGTTTCCTCAGAATTTAGTTCTGGATACTCATATGTCACAACAACTTGTCTATCTTGAGCATTAATCTCAAAATACAAAGTTCCAGTTTCGTTATCATACATTTCATCATAAAAATTACTAGTGTCAAATCCTTCCACAATGTTGTCGAATAATTCTTCTATTGATTTAGGTATGAAACTTGGTTCATCAGTATACTTACCATTATAAAATGGTCCTCCTAAGTCATCCTCCCATTCACCGTCGTAATAATTTCTACTCCAACTTATCCCATCTTCTTCATTTAATGAGTTAAGTAATAATGAATATTTTTGTAGGTCTTTTTTTTGTATTTCAGTTAATTCCATTCTGCTTATTTATTTATAAATACATTAATCTTCAAACTCCAACTTTTTAGTTCTTGTTACCCAAGTAGGTCTCTCACCTGATATTAATATTTTCATCCACTCTGATGCCGAAGGAATGTGTCCGTCACAATCTTCTTTTACGTGTTGTTCCCCAACATATCTTGTGTAAACAATCTTCCCATCACTATTTATAAACTCAGACCCAAACTTTTGTTCCATTTCAAATATCCCCTCTGAATGGTGTCTGAAGGCTCTATGTAAGGAATGTCCGTACCAACCCTTACTCTCATCTAACCAATTGTGTAGATGTATATAATCTTCCCATTTTCCGCCAAACTTTTTGGCTGAACTTTTTGAATGTAGGTTTGGATGTGCCATTATTTTCTTATTTTTGATGCACTTTCTAAAAAGTGTTTTATTGTTTTATTTGTTGATCCGATGTTATCGTCATTAATTAATTCAGGGTTACTAAATTCCACCTCTTCAAGTAGTTTATGTTTAAGATATTTCTTATTACCTTCAATCTTAAACGTCCTACCATCCTCTATAAATAAACTTGGTAATTCAGAATTATAAATCCCATCAGGTGGGAACACTATACTATGGTGTCTCGCCAAATGATAAAACAAATCTTTATTTATTTGTGGATTTTTTTCCATATTATAATTATACAATATTTATAACTAAAAGGGAAGATGGCTTTAGATCAAAAAAAATACAAGATTTTTACAAAACAAATATACAATCATATAATTGACGATCAAGGTGAAAACTATCTTTTTAATCCTTCAAAAATTTACAAAGAAATCACTGATGATGAATTTCTACAGATTTTAACCCAAAGAGTTACAAACACAGATAAAATTAGATTATCATTTATGGTTTATCTATATGATTTGGAGGGTGATGTTGATCAATCGGTTAACGATGTTTTAAATCAATTTACTATTATTGAAAGTATGATCTTTAGTGAATTGGGTAGTGGATATTTTACGTGTCCCGAATGTCAGGGTAATGGAGCGTTTGATTGCAATGAATGTGACACTAATGGTGAATCCACTTGTGATCTTTGTGATGGATCGGGTGAAGATGAAACTGGTGATCCTTGTTATGGATGTAATGGTGATGGGGGAGTTACTTGCGGTAATTGTTCTGGAAGTGGGTTAGAAAATTGTGATGAATGTGGAGGTTCAGGTGAGGTTGAGAGTGAAGATTTGTTTTGGGAAAAGAAACTTCTAATAACGTACACTTTAAATGATGAATTAAGAAATTTAAAGTTAGGGACTTCATTAAGTAGTGAAGAAAGTGACGAAATAGAGAGTCCACCATCAATTAATCAAATTAAAATATTAGATTCTTACGTTCCTTACAACGATCCTTTTCAAGAATATGATATAGATGAAAAAAACCCAGATTCTATCTGGGTTGTTATTTCAGTTCGTTAAGATAAAAACTTTAATTTATACATTGTTGAATAAATCAGTTCTTGTACCGTATCAATTTGATTTTGGATATAACTATCTTCAACGTCGTTTCTATTTTTATCAATAACACTTAATAATTGTGTAAAGTAACTTAATACTTGTTTACCGCTTTTATAACCACTCATCTTATATGATTTATAGTTAGTCATCAAACCATACTTTCCTTGGTAAGATTCAACCAAACCGTCAGTTAATGCGTCAATACCTTCATAGTATTTTTGAAGTGCCTTGTGTTCAGAATATGATTTTGTTCCTAAATGAAAAACGTGTACTTGAGTTTGTGATTGCAATAAATGACATATCATTTCACAAAAACCTTCATTAGTGTTAGATTCTTTTGAATCCTCTTCTTTGTCCTCTGTTTTATCTTCTTCTTGTTCTAAAAGATTTCTTCTTAACAATTCAACCTTTAACTGCTCACTTAAATCAAATTCACTCATAATATTTTTATTATAAATATCATCGACTTTCTATTTGTTAATTAAATCTTTATCGGCAATCAAAACAAGGTCATCATTAAAGGATGGGTAAATTTCTTTTATTTTACCATATATCTCAGGATAGTCAGACCAAACTTTCACCCCCTCGTTCTCAGGACTATAATCATTATCAACTAAGTACTGAACAATAGTATTGTCTTCTATAGTGATAAATCCGTGGGCGAAGTATCTTGGTACATATATCTCATCACCTTCGTTCATCTCAAAGAAAAATACTTTATTATAATCTTCAGATACCCATCTAAGATCCACCACAAAGTCCAATATCTTACCACCAATGACTTTTATTAGTTTGGCTTGAGCGTACTCGTCCTTTTGAAAGTGCAACCCCCTTAACGTAAATTTCTGGGGGTTGACACTTACATTACTTTGAACCCAATTCTTATCTAACTTAGTAAGATCTAACGGACTAAAGGTTCCTCTTTTATCCATAAAAATTCTATTCTCAACTAAATGTGCCTTTTCCATTATAAAAATTTAATTTCATTTGTTATTGGATTCCAATCAATATTCCACGGCAAGTGAGAATAAAGGTATCGTTCGTCCAACACAGACGCATTGAAGTAGTGTGTGTGTCCGTCGTAATAATGTCCGTGACCACTATGGATGTGACCACAGATGTGAATCTTCGGTTTGATTTGTTTGATTCGTTCTGCAAGTAATTCGCAACCTAAGTGTTGTCCTCGACGACCTTCAACGTCATCCAAGAATCCCCAAGCTGGTCCGTGAGTAATTAAGATGTCTATCCCTTCAGGAATCATATCCCAAACCGCTTTCAACTCTTCACCATTTTTAGGTAAGTTAAACGCCCAATTATAGAACTCAGGTTGCCAAGGAGATCCCCAAATTTTAACTTCAGGTCCATCACCATCTTGTATTGTAATTAACTCGTCTTGTACGTAATCAATGTGTTTGTATTCAGTGAGAATACCTTTGATTTTCTCTACGTTGTTTTGGAAACCCCAATCGTGGTTACCAGCAATGAATACTTTGTGTCCGTAGTCGTCAAGTTTATTATACCAAGACGCAAACTCACGGATCTCGTGTTCGTAACCCATAGAACTTAAATCACCAGCGTGTAACAACAAATCACCACCAGGTAAATCACCTGTAATGTGTTTGTGTTTTCCGTGAGTATCCGATATAATTGTTAATTTCATATTTTAATCCATTTATTGTCGTGATTATACTTAAAAGATCCAATGTGTTCTTTATCCCAAAAATTTGGTTCTATCAAAGATAGGAAATTTTTTTGGTTGTTACCAACATAAAGGTGGTAAATTTTCCCAATTACTGGTTCAAAAGTAAATTTTGATTGATAAACCAAATCATTCCATTGGTATTCATCAACAAGTTTCTGATACTCTTTTTTTAATTCCTCAAATCTATCAATAAATTGTTTATTAAGATCCATTATTCTGGGTTCTTTCCAACTTTGGATGTCGGTCAGTTTAATAGATGGCGCCCCAACATTACTACCATATGGTAATAGTCCAGGATTATCTGCTACGTTGTCGGGTTTTTCCATCTTCTATAGTTTGTTATTAATGATACCACATTAACACCACCAAATCAACTATGGTTTTGTATAAAATTGTATTTTGTTTTTGGCGTTTTCAATCAACCATTTATCAACGTAAGGTATTTTTTTTAAAAACTCCAATTCGTGTTGGTACGCAATGACTTCCTCCACATTTGGGTTCAAATTAAGGTTAGTTTTTAGGAGGTATAAATGTAATGATTCGTGAACGAGGATTGCCGAAATGTTATAGATATTACCATTATTCATTTCTTTGGATGGTATTGTGATAACACTATCTGATTCTGTGGTTGAGAATCCCCCATTCCAAAAAGCAACTACCTTACACGTTTCCATAATAAGGTAGTACTTTTCTTTATCGTATTTTTGTATTGTATCTAACGCTTGTTCGACTTTCCCTTTCCATCCATCACCAACATCCGTTATTTTTATTTGCCCAAATATTGGTGTGAAAGTGAACATAACCAGTAAGAGTGTCCATATTCTCACGGTAATTTAATTGCTGCGTCGTGTATTGCTTTCTTCAATGCTGAAGACAATGTCATCTTCTCAAAAGGTATCGATCCCTCTTGAACTTCAATAATAATTGCTCTAATCTCTGTGTCTGACTCACCCATCCCTTGGTAACAATTACCTTTATAATGAAGTTTAATTCCAACTTGAGTTATTGTATTTGTTTTTTCAACACCAACAACTCTTATGGTTGTCTTAGGTAAACCAAAATAGTAAATTTCAACATCTATTTTATCCCCTTGTTCTGATAAACAATATTTTTCAGATAACTCATCCTCAACAATTTGTTTAACCCCAAAACGAATATCTCTATTACCAAGTTCTCTTAATTTCGCAGTCGAGTATACAGAATCAACAAATACACATTGTTGAGCTTTAGCGATGTTACCAAGTAGTAACATACCAAGTAGTAAGATTATATTTTTCATAATTTAATTTGGTATTTAGTAAAGTCGGTTGTTGATGGTTTCTCGTTTTTGAAATAGTATTTCTCGATTTTGTTTCCGTATTTAATTGTCTTATAATATCCGTCAGGTACCGTAGCTCCTGTTGGTAACACAATTGATTTGGTTGAATAAACACAACGAATTTCAACGATCACACTTTTATTTGTCTTCGCCAATTCTCTTTCTCTAACCTCTAACAATCTCCAAGTAGTTCTATTTAAGTTCTCTTGTTGTAGTGAACAATTTAAGTATGTGAATGTTTTGAATAGTAATTCTTTAGTACAATTGAAATCTGCCGCGGGCGCTAAGTGCCCTTTATCATATGGGTTGTTCGCATAATCCTTATCGTCAGATGTCAGTATCGAATCACAAGTATAGAAATCCATACCTTTTCTTGGTGCGGATCCATTGGGACATTGTACCGTATAACGAATGAACTTTGGTTGTTGTAATTTTTCAGAATAAACAATCTCAAACATATCTGTTTTAATGTAGACGGAATCTCTTAACGCTTTCTGACTGAAAACAAATAATGGTAATGTTAATAATAATGTTAGTAATAAATTTTTCATTTTAATATGATACGGTTGTTTTATACCCAGGAGCGATCAGATAATAGTTTTGTGATCCCCCACTTACAGGTGAGTTTATTGTTATTGATGACACACCAGGTATTGTTGATCTTAGATCTGATGTATTTGTCGTTAATGTTGTGTATTGTGCGGTTGTATATAATCTGGATGGACTCATATTAATCCAACCCCCTAATAAACCATATCGTCTAAGATTAATATAATTTTGATCGGCAACGTTTATTCTCCCATCATAGTTCACATCATATCTGTGGTAATGAATACTTTTAATTGGTGTAACACCTAATATTAATTTAGAAACTTCTACCATATCCGTAGTTTGTAGTGTAGTTACCGGTGTTGGAGCATCATATTGTATGTACCACTCAACCGCAGGACTTGTCGGTTGTGAAAAGTTATAGTACCCCGATGAGTTAGTGTAAACCGTTTGATGTAACACCCAAGGGGTAAAAGTCACAATATATTCAAACTCCAAAACATATGGTAATGATGTGTTAGGTAAATCATTCCATCTACCTCCTCCGACGAATTGAATGTAGTCCTCGTTACCGGCATTGTTTGGTTCTCCACTATTCCAATACGACCAAGAATAAGGTTCACCCGTAACCCATCTCCACACACCTTCATTGACCTCATCGGTTAATCCGATCCACCCATTTGGCCAAAGGCTGAATAGGAAATTGTTTTCGGCTAATGATGTTGAGGTAACTAAATGTCCCCCCATATTAATACAGGCTTGTCTTGCGTCCGTCCAAGTCATTGACCCTGTTGATCTATAATATGAGTGCCCATTAAAGTTTTGTTGATTGGTAAATCCATTCATTACCGGTGTTGTTCTTTTATACAACTTAACAGGTACATTAACCGCGCCTGTTCCATCCGCATTATAAATGTATCCCGAATATGTAAAGGTTTGAGTAAACCCCATAAACGGAATCACAAATAACATTATTGTTATTATTGTCCTACTAACATTCTTGCTCCACACGTTACCGTATAATTTAAAGCACTTGTTTTTAAATCCCAAGCACCACCTGCGTTTATGTTGAATTTGAACTTCTTTGTAATTTTAATATTTGTACCAATACTTGGTAACATCACATAAGGAGATTTCAATACAACATCATTATAGTAACTAACATACGGAGCGTAAACAAATAAATTCATTAATTTAACATCTATTCGTTTACCTATCCTCATATCGTAAGTCCCCCCAACAATTAATGCAGTCCCCAAAAATGATTCTCTATAAACATTTCCATAAGATACCGTCCCCATATAAAGAAGTTTAAGAGATTTAGGTTTCTTAAACGTAAACATTTGTCCTATTGCTACCGTACCGTATAATGACTTATTACCTTCAAACCCAATGGTTAGTGTTCCAGAACCAATCACAATTGATTTAGGTCTAATAAAAGCATAGAACGCAGTTATATTAGGACCTCTAAGGGCTGAAGTATAGTCACCTAAAACCCCCGAACTTCTTTTACCATCCCATCTCATTGCAGTATACCCACCTGTTACTTTTAACCCTGTATTCACTTCAGAATCTCTAAAGTTAAACCCAACAAAGTCACCACTAGCGACTATTGTGGGTTTACCACCTTCTTTACTAGTTGGGGTTGCCTTTACCGTTGTGGTTGCACCACCTGTTATATTTGTTTGTCCACCTTCTTCTTTTCCTGTTTCAGGAGTTTTATTTTCCTCAGGTTTATTACTTCCCGAACCAGTCCCGTTATTCCCTGCCCCACCATTAGACCCATTCCCAGGCTCACTACTACTATTTCCATTTCCACTTGTTGTTTGATTGTTTATTGGTGTTTCAGTTGTTTGACCACCACCATTTGGTTCTGTTGTTTGAGTTCCCCCATTTATAGTCGGGTTAGTCGATTGATTTCCAGTTTCATTTGATCCACCTTGAGTTGTAGTTCCTCCTGCTTGTGTTGGATTTTGAGTTCCAACATTTTGACTAGTGGTTCCATTTCCTCCGTTTGTACCTCCTTCATTTGTTCCAGAAGTGGTTGTACCTCCTTGAGTAGAGTTACCTGTTCCATTCGTTTGATTTTGAGTATTATTGGTTGTGGTATTATTATTTGTAGTATTATTTCCACTTCCATTTTGGGATTTATTCCCCTTCTTATCGTTACCCTTTGAATTTCCATTCCCTGTATTATTAATAGTAGTTACAGACCCACCTATTAAATTTGTGGATCCCCCCGCTAAATCTGAGATTGTGGATAATGAATTAAGAATTCCGATTACGTTTAATGCTGTTCCTTGGGTTATGTTAATTGCCGTACCCAAACCTATTATTTCAGAGCAAGGACTATTTGTTCCATATTGTGAAAATATGTTATTAGTCCAAGATTCAAATGTCCCGTTTGTAAAATCGTTTTGACTAAACGATCCCGTTTCACCGTAGTATGAAACTATTACGTTTCCATTTATCGGTATGACTATAGTTTTAAGATTTCCCGTACAGGGATCAGAGTAACTATAATTGTAAGATTGCGCATTCAGGTTAAAGAACCCAAACACGCAATAAAACAATAATATGAATACATTTAGTTTCAATTTTTAAATACTCCTTTTGTGATAAGTCGACTCACCACTCTTGAAGATGCTGTCTCTAACGCCTTCTTTGTTGTTATACCAATAGTTGATTGGTTAAATTTAACATCATCTGAGATGTCCCCCAATATTGTTGAGGTCTTTACCGTACTTGCCTCACCCAATCCTGATCCAACGATCACTTGACTTGTCTCAGCATCTACGAATTTAATTTGTAATCCTAATCGTGTTGTTTGTGTTGTTGTCTGTTGTCCGTTAACTTTAACAACCTCATCCTCCGATACACTGAAGTCATATACCTCAATGTATACAAAGTATTTTGCTAAGATTACATTTCCTTTTACATCAATCTTATTAACTGAAATTCCTTTATCAGAAGCTTTGTCCTGAGCAATCATTCGTTGTTTGATGTCTTCTTTTTCTTCGGTAAAAACAAATCTACCCGTATACTCTAAATACTCAATCACAATGTTTGTTACACCTAAACCAACTCGTTTGTCTTTAAGTTCAGGATATAACTCATACAACTCCTCATTAATACCAATCTTTAATAATTGGATGGGAACTTGTATTGTATCAGTATAATCTGACACATCATTGATAGATTGCTTCTTCTCAAATTCAGCTTGATATTGTTCAGTTTTCACAGAACCAATACCCCCACTGGTTTGTGGGGGCTGAGCTTGTGTTGTTTTACAACTGAATAAACTAAATATTGATAGTATGAATACTACTTTTTTCATTATCCGATTTCTTCCTCTTCTTCTTTAGTTGCAGTTTTACCCGATAAGTACTTATCAACAGATGCAATACCAAAAGAACCTAAAGTAATCCACAAAAATCCGTCATAGATGAATTGGTTAATTGGCATTTCTTGTCCGTGAAAACCAGTCCAAATATCCACACCAAGACACACCACCATCATTAAAAATGATCCAAATCCTACTATTGATTTTTCGTTTATATCATTTTGATCCATAAACATTCTTACTAAGAATGATTTCTTTTTTGTTTTCTTTTCTGCCATTTTTGTTTTATTTATTTGTTTATTAATTTACCAAGATTCTTCTTCAACCTTTTTTGGTTTTTCAGGTTGTGCTTGTGTTGTTGACGGTTTTTCAACTACTCGTTCAATTACGTGAGTTCCTCCACCATTTTCAACTTTTTGTTTATTCTCTTGATTTTGTTGAACGTTTACAATAACAGGTTGACTTGCCGGTGCTACTTGTTCAGTTTTAGTTTCCTCAGCGGATTCATCTCCACCTCCGAATAATAATGTACTCACCCATACTCCACCACCAGCAATTACGGTAGTTAAAGTCCCGATGATTGTTTTTTTCAACCCTGACCAAGTTCCGTCATTGGTCTCTTGCGCTTCTTCTGACATTTTTGTTTTTATTTGTTTGTTTATTTATTGTTTAATTATTCTTTCGAATGATGGAACTCCGTTCTCAACACTAAGTTTAACTATGTAAACCCCTGGTTCTAACTCACCTAAGTTTTTAGTGTAGTTATAAATCCCATCAGGTATTTGTGTGTCTAATATTGTAACTAACTTTCTACCAACTAAATCATATACCGATAGTGTTGCGTTTGTTGTCTCCTCAACTTTGAATGTGATTGTAACTTCGTCTTGATATGGATTAGGATATACTTCCATATTGTTATCGTTCAAGATGTTTCCACCTTCCATTTTTAATACCTGAAGGATTCCGTTAGTTGGTGTTAAAGACAAATCACTTGAGTATGTAGTTCCAGCAAATTTTCTATTAGTGTACAAAGGACTTGCATCCCATAAGTTCTGTGGTTGTAACGCCAAGAATTGTATTATAACAACTTGATTACCATCTTTTAATGTGTTGTCATTATTTGTAGGATCAAACCCTCCCCATTCAATCTCGTTGTCGTTAGGGTTAACGTATGAAATCCATTTCATTGCCTCGGCTGATGATGTAATACCTTTAAATTGTAATAAGGTGTCATTGTATTTCAAACCAAATTGTAATGAACTTAATTCAATTCCATTTGTTATAACACTCACAGGAAGTTCAACTAAGTTACCAGCCTGAACTGAGATATTAGGAACATTTATTTCAATAGATTGTGTTGGGAAATCGTATTCCACTTTAGTGTCAATAACATTGTATATTTGATTTTCTAAACCAGGTATTGGACCAACCACTACCTCAATAGGGGTTATACGAGCCATATTATATCCTGTCCCATTTGCATCACCCGGTACCATCACATAATAAACAACTGAATCAGGTTGACCCGGTAGGATATCAAATGTAAAGTTAGTTACACCAGCAATTGATGAGGTGTAGTTAGTTGACGAACCATTAATTGTCGTATATTCCGTTGACGTAAAGAATTTAACATCTTTTGTATTGTTAGGCCAAGATGTAAATCTTCCTGAAACTCTACCAAACACACCCCAAACGTCTGAGATTGTTGTGTTGTTAGATCCGTTAACATCTGCAGTATAGTAATCAAACCCTGTCATTGTTCCGTTACCCAAAACCCATTGGTTTATTAATTGAGCATCTGTTGTTGATACAACATTACCAACACCCATAGTATCTCCTTTAACAGCTAAACGAACGTCCCAATATGTCGTATCCAATGGAACCGAAATATTAAAGTCTCCGTTATTATCCGTAACATAAACAGAATGTTGTGTCCAAGTTGATCCACCTGATGGTTTTTTCTCTAACGCTAAAGTTAATGTTTTAGCTCCTGTACCAGTTACGTTTGTAAATGTTCCGTGGTAATCAAAGTTTACAGGTGTAAACACACCACCATAGTTATGAACACTCAAAGTTGTATCCATACCATCTTGTTTTGCGGCGTATGGTGTAAACGTTTGAACTCCTGTCCAAGTTAAGTTACTTATTGTTGATAAGTTATTAAATGTTGATGCTGGAGCGTGAGTAAATGTGATTAAGAATTTTTCACCGTTTGGTATAGTGTACGTAGAACTTGGACCAGTGTAACTTAATGTCATTGTAATGTAACCATTCGCAGTGTTAGTCACATATTGAAGATCTAAGTTTGTTGTTGATCCTATCAAAGATACCGTTGCATTTGTAAATGCTACCTTATCATAAAATACTCTAAGCTGAACCCCAGCGAATTTTGTTAGGGTTGTATTTTGTAGTGTAATTTTGGCGGTTGTTGACCCTTGTGCTGAAGTCCCAATCTGATATTGAGACGCAATGATACCCCACAAACCATTAGATGGTGCTGAAGGTACTTGTGATAACCCTATAAAAGGTAGTGATAATAACATTGTAAGGATTAACCCCTTAATTAATTTCATTTTCGTAGTTTTTTAGTTTTAGTGTTTAAAATTTTATCTATTTGTGTTAAGACCATTTTACTAATAAGTATCTCAATACCATTAAACCGACAACTTTTTTACTATTAAATCTTTACTTTATAAATCGATTCACTATTTATAGAAAAATCAAATATTATGATACTAAAAAATGGATCCAAAGGAGAGGATGTAAAAAAACTCCAAGTAAAATTAGGTGTGGAAGCGATAGGAACGTTCGGTCCTAAAACTGAAGCCGCGGTTAAAGCTTGGCAAACAGCTAACGGATTAAAAGCTGACGGAATTGTTGGTGACGCTACTTGGTCTAAAATGTTTGGATCAAAACCTGAAGTAATTAAGGAAGATGTTGTTATCCCAAGTGGTGGCTCATTGAATCTTGAGAAATTGAAGGGTCATATTCCTGAGTCAGTTATTGCACAGATCCCTGACACTGCAAAGAAATTTAACATCACAAACAACTTAAGATTGGCTCACTTCTTGGCACAATGTGGTCACGAATCAGCTGGTTTCAAAGCGGTTAGTGAGAACTTGAATTACTCTGCGGATGGATTAAAAAAGATTTTTGGTAAGTACTTCCCTGGTAACTTAAACGAATCTTACGCTCGTCAACCTGAAAAGATTGCTGCTCGTGTTTACGCATCGAGAATGGGTAATGGTGATGAATCAACTAAAGAAGGTTTTAAATTCAGAGGTCGTGGTTACATTCAATTAACAGGTAAATCAAACTACACAAACTTTACTAAGTTCATTGGTGAGGATTGTGTTGCAAATCCTGATTTAGTTGCAACAAAATACCCTTTAGCTTCAGCCGCTTTCTTCTTTGACTCAAATAAACTTTGGTCAATCTGTGATAAAGGTGCTGATGATGCTACGGTAACGGCAGTAACTAAAAGAGTGAATGGTGGGACAATCGGATTACCTGATCGTATCAAACACTTTAAAGAATATTACAACTTACTTAAGTAAAACACAAAACCCCTCTTAACGGAGGGGTTTTTTTATGATATAATTTTTATCTCACTTGTTGTTTCAATAACGACTCTCGCCCCACAACTCAATATTGGTTTGGTATCACAACCAGAACCTCCATATATGACCTTACTTGGTCCGAGTATTTCCACCTCATTACAATAGGTATTAGTTTTACCTTCTTTAATGGTTATGACAGGTAGATCAGTTCCTTTAGTTTTGTTGGACCTGACGTGGTGCTGATTAACGTGTATTCGTATTACTTTTGGTCGTGCCATTCCCAACCTAACAATAATTTAGAAAAAAATCTGTGAATAGGATTTGGTTTCTTTTCAAAGTATATTTGGAAAGATCTTCCGATCTTATACGATCCAACTTCTTTTCTTCTTTTAAATGAGTTTGGTAAATGGATTTCACCAGATCTCATAACCATATCATCAACAACTGATCCTTCTGTATTTTTATTTTCAGTTTTTTTCTTCCTTGGTTTGTAAGTTCTTTTTTTTGTGGGTGACGGCTTTTCTTTACTCACGGTTTCTTTTAATATTTCTTTTTCCATATTATAAATTTAATTAAGAAGTAATGTGTGTAAATATTTACTTTACACCCATTACTTCTTTTTTATAGTATTCTTCAAACCCATCTAAGTAGTTCGTAATACTTTTGCTGTTATCTACACCAATAACCTCATCAATTAACCCAAAAGATAAAGCCTCATCTGAAGTATACCATCTATCTCTTGATGAGAAATCTAAAACTTCTTGGAATGTTTTCCCACAATTCTCAGCTAATATCTTAAATAAGATGTAGTTGTATTTCTCACCTTCCATTTGGTCAATACGAGTGTCTTGGATATTTCCTCGTGTTCCGTGACTAACTTGGTGGGTCATTACTTTTGAGTGGATAAGTGACGATCTTTTACCTTTTGTCCCTGATGATAATAGAACAGATCCCATTGACGCACACATACCCAAGTTTGTTGTAACGATATCTGAACTAACGTAGTTCATTAAGTCCACAATACCAAGTCCACACATAACAGATCCACCAGGACTATTAATGTAAAGGGTGATGTCTTTCTTTTCAACCGAATCTAAAAACAATAATTGTGCTTGGACGATGTCTGACATATGTTGGTCTACCGGACCTGACAACCAAAGTATTCTATCTCTCATTAATCTTGAGAAGATGTCCATTTGAGTTACTCTCATTTCTCTCTCTTCCAAAATATATGGTGTTAATCCATTCTCAAACTGATCCAACGCCAGTGAACTAATTCCTTCGCTCTTTGCGAAACTTCTAAACTCTTTTCCGTAATCCATTTATTATTGATTGTTTTTTATATATTCTAATGTTTCTTCATTTACAAGTTGTTTGAACTTTCTTTGGTTCTCCCAATCAAACATTCTGTAAAATACCATCGCGTTGTCTTGGATATTATTTAACCCATTAACGTAGTTTAACTTCTCATCCACATACCCATACTCATTATCGTATGTTTCCCATACTTGAGTTGCAGCTTGTTTCATATCATTGAAAATCTCTATACTTGGTGTTTCCATTTTAATCAATTACATCAGCCAAATACTGACCCTTTTCTAATTTAACTTTGTATAATGTTTGACCTTTTGGTGCTTCCATCTGATCCATCTCGTCCATCCAATTATCCCAATTTTTTTCCAATAAGTCAACAAACGCATCGTTATTTCCTCTGTCTTTATATCGTTGGATGTATTCATCTTTGATGTCTCTGTTTGGATAAACCAATACAAATGGGATTCCTTTCTTAAGAAGTGCGTCTCTCACATCTTTATGTGATGAAACTAAAATCTTATCCACCTTTGGATCCTGAATGTTTCTTTCAATGTGTTCAATATAGTTATCAGGAAAATGTTTCTTATCGAACTTTGAACTATCGCTGTCCAACACATTTCTATCTGTAGTGTTGAAGTAGGTCGTCTTCCCTACACCGGGGAATGCTGAATATACTTTTGTCTTCATATTTTAATAAATTTTTATTGTTGGGTGTTCTATAATTTCAACGTGTTTCTTACATACTTGGTAATGTTTATCTAAAACTTCTTTGAGTAACTCTTCTTTTGTTTTACCATTATAATATGCGTATCT